CTCGCCCTCCAGCTTGTCGAAGCCCGCCGGCAGCTCGATCTTGCCGACCATGCCGAGCGCCTTGTGCTCCTGCATGATGGCCGAGATGTCGGGCAGCTTGATCTCCTCGGCGCGGCCGAGCAGCGAGTTGCCGTTCACGTAGATGTTGGCGTTGGTAATGCGGTTGATTTCGATCTTGCCGGCCATGATCAGTTACCTCCCTTCAGGGTCAGCAGGTATTCCGAGGTGATCTCGGTCTCAAACGTCAGGCGCTCCAGGGGCGGCGGCGGGGTGTACTTGTAGCTGATCAGCAGGTGCCCGTTGGCCAGCTCGGTCTCCTCGTTGCGCGCCGGGTCGAACCACGCCTTGAAGCCCAGCAGCGCGCCGTCGCCGATCAGCTTGCGGCCGTAGCCGTTCACCGATTCGACCAGGGCGTCGATCAGCGCCTGGTTGATCGGCATGTCGATGAACTGCTGGCTGAAGTAGCGCAGCGACTCGTTGATCACGTCGCCGGTGCGGCGGACGTTCTCGAAGTTGCGCATGTGGCTGACGGTCGGCCAGGCGGCGGTGCGGTTGCCCCACAGGCGGAAGCCCGAGCCGTAGCTGGAGAAGACGGTGGTGATGCCCTGCTCGTTGAGCAAATTCACCTCGGACTGCGGGTCGTCGATCATCGCCGAGAGCTGGCGCTCGACGCCGATCACCCCGGCCAGCTCCTGGTTGGAACTGGACCACCAGAAGCCCTTGTCCAGATCGACCTTGGCGCGCAGGCCGGCGGCGCGGGCGGACAGCGGCTCCAGGCGCTCGGCGTTGAGCACCGGGTCATACACCTTCACGTGCGGGTAGCACAGGCGCACGCGGTCGCTGGAGGTGTTGAAGTTGATGGTGCCGGCCGGGCCGCGACCCGCCAGCGCCTGGGCGTAGGTGGTGCCGATCGGCGCGTCGATGTAGGCCACCGCATCCAGCTGGTCGGCCATCGCGATCAGCTCGACCGCCACCGAGTTCTGCGTGCAGAAGGCCGGGGCGATCAGAATCTTGGCGAAGAAGCCGAACAGGTTGTAGGTGTCCTTGAGCGCCTTGAGACCCGTGCGCACACCCGCCGCATTGACGGTGCCGATGATGTCCGCTGCCGTGACTTTGGTCGGGTCGGCGTAGTCGTAACTGGCCTTGACGCTGGCGCCGGCCACGATGCCGCCGCCCTTGACGCGGGTCAGCTCGCCGGTGAGCGTATCGACCGTGTAGTCGGTGCCGAGCACGTAGGTGGTCAATCCGTCGTTGCTCTTCACCACCAGGGCGGCCACCGCGCCGTGCGCGAGCTTCACGCGGTTGGTGGAGGCGTCGAAGGTGATGGCCTCGGAAACCACGGCCGTCTTGTGGATCGTGGGGTCGAGCACGTTGATCACGATCACCGTGCCGGCGCCGTGGTCGTAGATCGCATCCAGCGCCTGGGGGATGGTGAAGCCCGGAAGTTGCGAGCCGAAGGCGGCCGCATCCTTCTCGGACAGGGTCAGGGTGGCCGCATTGACCGCGCCGATCGGCGCCGTGCCGATCAGGCCGATCACGGCCGATTTCACCGTGCGAACGGGACGCGGGCCGCGCTCGACCTCGATGGTTTCTACGCCATGCAAGTAGTTTGCAGCCATCGCTTACGCTCCTTTCGCTGCGGGTTCATCGGTGCCGGCGCTGGTGCGCGCCGACGTCTTGGTGGCCGGCCGGGTCTGGGCACTGAGCGGGGTCAGGTGACCCAGGGCCAGCAGGGTCTTGGTGTACTCGTGCTCTTCCGGCAGCTCGACCTCGGCGCCGGTGTGGAGCATCACTTCCTGGGCTTCTTCGCCCTTTTGCAGCGTCACGCCGCTGGTCGGCCCGCTGTAACGGTATTTCATGGGTTCTCCTCGTAAGTAACCAGGGTCAGGGGTGTTTCGGTATTGACGTCGGCGTCCTCGACCAGCATCGCCTCGGTGGCCAAATCCACGGCGTACTGCCACAGGCCGGCCGTCTCTCCCAGGAACTTCTCGGACACGGCCCAGACCTTTCGGCAGTCCGGCGGGCGGAAGCCCACCAGCGCCTGGCGTACCGCATCCACCACGTCGACGGCGCCGCCCTTGCCGTTGAGCTGGCGCAGGATCACCGTGACCGACAGCTTCACGGTGCGCGGCTGGGCGATGTAGGTGACATCGACGGTCGTGTCGAACTGGCTCCCCAGGTAGCTCACCAGGAGCGCGCCCCTGGGGTGGTTGAGCCGGTATTCCGCCGGCCGGTCGGGGAAATACTCGACGGCCAGCTGGGGGAGCTTCACCTTCAGGCGCTCCACCACGGCGTCGATGATCTGCAGGGTGGTGGCCATCAGTAGCGATCCAGCAGGTCAGAGCCGAAGCGGCGCGGACGCGCCCGCACCTTCATCTCGCCCGGCTCCGGCGCGGCTTCCCCGGTCGGCACGCCGATGGTCAGCTTGGCGTCGCGGATGGCCTCCAGCATCTGCAGGGCGGACTTGTAGGTGCGTGTGACCGCGTCGGGCAGCTCGCTGCCTTCCGGCCGCCGGGCATACAGCCAGTGCCGCGCCAGATTGACCGTCATGTCCTTGACGACGGACGGCACCGGGTCGAGCGGCAGGTTGTAGCGCCCGCGCAGATGGGCATCGACCAGCTCTTCCGCCTGCCTGACGGCTTCCTCGACCACCGCCTGGTTCATGGCGATGGCCGATGCGTCGTCGTTGGAGAGCCAGATCAGCGTCTGCGCCGGGAGGGCCAGCTGCAGGTCGGCGAGCGAGCAGTAACGCATGGCTGCCTCAGAACGTGGTCGGCCGGGCCACGGCGCGGGTCAGCGCCATGAAGCCTTGCTGCAGGTGGTCCTGGCCGATCGTCATCCAGCGGTCGGTCTCGAACGCTTCCTCGGTGACACCGATCAGGGTCTGGTCGCCCACCTGGATGGGCTCGCCGTCCATCTTGAAGGCCGGCAGGCGCTCGCGCAGCTTCTCCACGAGCGTGCCGACCTCGGCCGCCTTGGCTTTCACCTCGTTCATCAAGGCGATTTCGTCCTCGGTCAGGTCGCGGTAGCCGGCGATGAGCTTGTGCTGGTTGTCCATGCTCAGATGCCCCGAACGATGCGGATCACGTCGCCGGCCGCCGCAGCGGCATCCAGGGCGAAGCCGTTGCTGATGCCTGCAGCCTTGGTGATGGCCTTGCCGTTGGCGTCGGACTCGACCTCGGCCCCGGCAGCGATGGCGGCGCCGGCTTCCACCAGCAGAATGCCGTGGGTGTTCACCGGGGCCTGTTCGCCGATGTCGGCGGCGGTCTCGGTGATGCCCAGGGCCTTGGCGCCGGCGGCGCACACGGCACCGGTCAGGCCGACGAAGCGCAGCCGGCTCAGGGCCGCCGCAGCGGTGACCGAGGTGGTCAGGCAGGGTTGTTGGGTCTTCATGCTTTACCGCCTTTCTTGGTGGTCTTGGAGTCGTCGCCGGCATTGGCCGTCGGAGATACGTGGTCGCCGAGGGCGGCCGCTTCCTTGTCGGTCAGCTCGACGATGTCGCCGGGCTCGGCGCGGTCGCCGTCGAGGAGGATCGGCGTGGCGCCGACCTGGTAGGGTTTCTTTTCCATCAGATCGGCTCCCGTCAGGCGTTGGTGTCGGCGATCAGGTAGCCGGAGTCGGCACCCAGCAGGTACGGGCGGAACACGTCGGTGTTGCGTACCAGCTCCAGCTTGCCGTCCTCGGTCCGCTTGTCGATCTGCGGCATGCCCTTCTTGCGCAGGGTGTAGCCGAAGGAGGGCTCGTAGGGCGTGCGTTCGGCACCGCTGCGATTGGGCGCAACGTAGGCGAGCACGATGTTGTCGCCCCAGAGGTCGCCGAAGGTGCCCAGGTCGTTGGAGAAAACGCTGCGGCCGATGGCGATGTTCTCGATCTCCAGGATTTCCTTGAGCAGCTCGACGGTCAGCACCCCCTTCATGCTGTACTTGATGCGCTCGATGAACTGGGGATGCTGCTTGATCGCCTTCCAGGATGCGGCGCCGATGACGGCGGTGTTCGGGTAGCGGCCGATCTTGCCGCGCACCGCTTCCTTGCCGTCCTCGAAGACGCCGATCGGATCGGAGTTGGCCTTGTCGGTGAAGCGGCTGGTGCCGGCCAGCACGATCTTGTTGCCCGCGCCGTAGTTGGCGGTGTTCTGCGCGATGTCCGCGCAAGCCTTCTCGCAGCGCAGGCGGATGCCCTCGGTCACCACGTTGGTGGCGTGCGCTTCCAGGGGGAAGGCGGCCTCGTCGCTCTCGCGGTAGTCGATCGGGTATTCCAGATCGTGCTCGTCGAGAATCACGTCGACGCTGCCGATGTCTTCCGGGTTGATCCGGTTGGACCTGGCACGCAACGCCCGCTCGGTGTTGTAGAGCTTGAAGGCTTCTTTCGTGAACTTCGGAATCTTGCCGCCCTCCTTGTCCACCGGGACGATGGGGAAGAGGACATCGCACACCATATCGGCGTTGGTGTAGCCGATGGCGAGGTTGGTCAGAACCGGGTCAACGACCCGCAGGTTGGATAAACGGCCCATTGAAATCTCCTGGGTTGAGTTACTTGATCACGCAGGAGGCAGCGGTGGCGTAATCCACCTTGTGCTCTTGCATGTACTGGCGAATCTTCCCGTCGAGGGCGAGGCGGTCCTGGTCGACGTTTTCGCCGTAGGCCACCGAGTCGCCGCCGGTCTGCTGCCCGGCCTTGTCCTTGGTGGCGGTTTCGCCGAACTCGACCACCTTGGGCAGTTCGCCCAGGAAGGACTTGAAGGCGGTGGCCAGCGGCTGCTTGGCATCCCCCTCGCCGAACTCCAGGGCGGTCTCGCCGTCCGCATAGTCGAGGAAGGCGACCACGGCATCCTTGTGCTTCGGGGCGAGCTTGCCCTCGCCGACGAGCTGCTCGGCATAGGCCAGGTGGTCGCCGTGGCGCTTGGCGGCCGTGCTCGCCTTCTCGCGCGCATCGGCTTCCGCCAGGCGCTGTTTCAGCTGGGCGTTTTCGGCCTCCAGTGCGGCCTTTTCCTCGGGTGTCACTGCATGGTTCTCCTCGTGAGGTGGGTGGGTCGGGGAAACGATGGGATCGGCAAAGGCGGTGCGCGGGGCGTCGTCGTCCTGGCGTGCGGCTTCGCGGATGGATTCGATCTGCCAGTCGGGCACGACCTGGTCGGCGGTCTCCTGGCCGAACTTCGCCAGCATCCACTCGCGCATGCGGCGCCAGAGGGAGGCGTTGGTCTCCATGCCCCAGTCGCCGAACTCGACGACGCCGTCCTCGGCATCGGCGAACTCGGCCTGCTTGAGGCCCTTCACCGCCGGGGGCTGGGCGCCGAGGAAGCCGACGTGGCGCAGGTAATAGATGCCGGGCACCGGGTTGTTGGGGGCGTCGGGCAAGTAGAAGCTGGCGCTGATCTTCTTGTAGCGGCCGGCGGCCACCAGCTCGGCGAAGTTCGCATCGACCTGGTGCGGCTCGGCGTTGAGGCCATCGGCTCCGGCGGCCAGCGACTTCACCCAGCCGTAGGCCGGGGCGTCGTGCTTGGGATGGCCGATGACGATCGGCGCCTCGTGCTTGGCCGGGTCGTAGGCGCGGGCGCTCGCCTCAAGATCGGATTCGGAGAAATCCAGCGTCACACCAGACATCGCGGTCTGGCGGCCGGGCTTGAAGATGTGGAGGTGTTTGGTCGTGTTCATGCCGCCATGATCGGCGGCGAGGAGGGGGCGGTCTTTTAATCGACTTTACAATTCCGGCCCCTCGGCGGGAAACGCGCGGGAGAAGTGGGCCGGCATGCTGCGCACCAAGCCTTTATAAAACCTTAGGGCGCTCCGATCAGGGTGTCGGGCTATCGACGGGCGTCCCGAGCGCCCCGAACGCTGTCAGCGCGGCTAGACGCCAGCCGCCCGTTTGAGGTGGCCGAGCACGATGTCGAGGATGGCATCTTCGGTTTCCGGCTGTAGCTTCCCGCTGCCGGAATTCGGCTCTCCGGTGAAGGGCAGGAACGGCCGCGCCGGAATGGTCACCTTGCGCCCGCGCCCGGCTTCGCCGCCGAGCTGGTGAATGGCAGCGTATTCCTTGCCCGAGCCGACGCGCACGAAGGTGGGGCCGACCTCGGTCGAGATGTCCGCCGCCAGGCCACCGGAGGAGACCTGCAGGATCTTCCCCGGCCAAGTGCCGTGCTTTTCCCGCTGCGCGATGGTAGAGGCCGCAAGCGGCTCCCACTTGGGACGGCCCTCGGCGGCCAGGTTGGCCTCGGTCTGCGAGACCAGCTCCATTGCGATGGCGTTGAGCGCTGGGCGCAGATCGCGGCCAGCCAGTTCCAGGTTGGCCAGGGCGTTCTGCAGCTGCCGGGAGTCGATCTGGATGGCGATCATTTGCTGCTGACCCGTTGCTGAAAGGCAGCAAGGCGCTGCTGGCGGCTCTGTTCCAGCCAGCCTGTGGCTTCGGCGGGCGAATGGGCAAAACCGGGATCGGTGGCCACGTACTGGTTGGGACTGGTCTCGAAGCGCGCCACCTTGGCCGGCCGGGCGAGCGCTCCCCGGCCCACCTCGACTTCGCTTTGCGACAAGCGCCCCTGCGAACTGGAGAGCGCGATGCCTTCGCGCTTGACGGCCGCCTCGGTCATCGGCCGGGCGCGGCAGCGGCAGTTGTAACCCAGCGGCGGGAAGAAGCCGGCCGACCAGACCGGATCGTCGTGGCGGAAGGTGCGGCCGTTGAGTGCCCGGTGTGCGGGTCGGGTGCGGCTGTCCATGATGGCCACGTACTGCCAGTAGGGGTGACTCTCGGTGGCCGCCTGCATCTGGGCGTAGCGGCCGGCCATGAACGCCGATTGCAGATTGGTCTGGTAGATGGTGCGCAGCCGATACGGCGTCAGCGTCTTCAGTTCGCCAGTCTCGGGATTGACCAGCTTGTGGCGACCGAGCAGGCCGCGCTTCTCCAGCTCCGGAACGATGGTCTTGACCCATGCCTTGTAGGGCATGCCTTCCTCCATCGCCCGCACCAGGCTGTCGCGGATCGCCTCCAGCGCATCCACCTTGAGGATGCCTGCCACGGTGAAGGCGCGCTGATGGACGGCGTCCAGCATCTCCTGGAAGTCCCAGGTGACGGCGATGCCCTTGGCCTTGAGATAGGCGATCGCGTCTGCCGGTGGCAGTCGGAAGATGGCCTTAAGGTCGGCGGTATCGAGCGCGCTCATGACCGGGTCTCGTCGGCGGCGCTGACGCGGCCGAGCAACTCGGCGGCGAACATGAGTTGCACCAGGCGTTCCTCGATCAGGCTGCTATCCAGCTGCGGATACGCTTTGCCCAGCAGTCTGATCGCCGCATCTTCATCGCGGGCGGCGAGCAGATCATCCAGGAGCGGCCGCAGGATCGCGCCGGCCTCCTCGTCGAGAGTCTCGGCCGAAAGGCTGGCCACGATCTCGTCGAGCGCCTGTTGATCCGGAAAGCCTGTTTCGCCCTCGGCGAACTCGGCCGCCGGGGTGACGGGCTGGGCCGCTTCGTCCAGATCGCCGTCCTGCAGGCTGTAGGCGCGCTTGAAGTAGGTCGGGGTCAGCTTGGCGCCGGCCCGCACCAGCTTCTCGTCGCGCTCGGCCAGCACCTTGTCGACCTCCTGCTGCTCCCACATCTCGAACACCGGGCGGGCGCCGTCGTTGAAGTTCAGCTCGCACACCCATCGGATCAGAGTGTTGAAGGCTTCCTGGACGATGGCCTTGTCGCCGTCGCGGATGTCGCGGGTGACCTCCAGCCCGGCCTGGGCCGAGGCGCGGTTGGCGTTGGCTTCGGTGGTCTGGTTCTGGCCGAGCAGCGCGATTGACACCTCGGAGCGGCAGAAGTGCAGCAGCCGTTCATAGACCTCGGTGCTGCCCGTCTTGCCGGCGGCTTCCTTGATCTCGACGCTGGAATCGTCCGGAATCACCGCCACGGCGTCCTGGACCATGTCTTCCAGGCGGTCGAGCAGCAGGTTGGTCTCGGTGTCCGAGGCGCTGCGCGGGTGCTTGCCGATCACCCAGGGGGCGCCGTATTTCTCGGTGAACTGCACCCAGAACTTGAGGCCGCCCTTCTTGAAGGTGGTCGGCCAGAAGCACATGGACAGGTCGGCGAAGCCGTAGGGGTTGTCGTAGCTGGCGTCCTGGCGCGGCACCAGGAACTTGCGCGGCGGCAGCTCCTCGCCCTTGAGCGGGCTTTGCTTGGTGCGCAGGCGTAGCAGGTTGTCCTCATCGTACACGAACCAGTCGGCCGGCTTGCCGACGACGTCGACCGGCACCAGGTAGCCGCCGACCTTGCCCCACATCACCTCCATCGGCTGGTAGCCGTAGAGCACGGCGTCCAACATCTCGGTGATGATCCGCGACAGGTCCAGATCGGCGAAGATGGCCTCGATCGACTTGGTCACGCGGCTCTTCGCCTTGTCACGATCCAGCCCCCATTCGAGGGCCTTCACGGCTGCCTTGCGGCGGCGGATGCAGCCGCCCACGTGGGCGTCGGCGCGCAGCTCGCGATAGACCTTGATGTCCTTGCCCAGAGCCTTCAGAACCGGGTCAGGGTTGGGCAGGTATGTGCCCAGCCCGTAGAAGTCGATGCTGCGGCTGCGCGTGGCGATCTGGTCGGATAGCGATTTGCTCGGCTCCCCGAACTGGACGAACTCGGTGGGGCTGACCCACATGCCTTTGGCTCTCATTGATACCCCTGGGTGATTCTGGCGCCGGTGCGACGGCGGCGGGATTTCACCGTCACCGGGCCTTTGTTGATCTCGCGGCTGGCGAAGTAGGCCAGCGCCACGGCCACGGCAGCATCGCCGTGGCGCTTTCCCTTGTCCTCGCCCGTCGTGCGGGTCTCGGGGATGCGCGGCACGCCCTTGATGACCTGCACCGCCCGCAGGTCGGCCAGCACGTCCCCGTCGCGCGGCAGGCCGTCCAGGTTGCCGTCCTCGAGGGCGGCCTTGACCGGCGGCATGTGCTCCCGGTACCAGGACTCGGACAGCATCACCTGCTGGATGCGGCTGGCGCCGTAGCGCTGCATGGCCACCTCGGCCAAGAACTGGCCGTTGCCCCGTGCGTCGAACGCGCCGCCGGTGAAGCGCGGCAGGCGGTCCATCAGGTAGAAGGCGATCTGCTCCTGCTGGCGGAAGGGCACGTTGCGCAGCTCGACCAGGAAGGGCACCCGGCGCACCAGGTTCTGCGTCTGGATCAGCGGCACATGCACGGTCAGGTCGCCGCTGCGGCCGAAGTCCTCGCCGTTGAAGGAGATGGCCTCCGCCGGCAGGGCGGCCAGCAGCGGCGCCAGGTGGGCCTCCAGCCAGTCGCGGCACTCGGCGGCGCGGATGTGGTCGGGCAGCAGCTCGAAGCCGGCCTTGCATTCCCAGCGCAGCACCGGCGTGTCGGCCGACATGCGCGACTCGATCAGGGCGCGGGACAGCCAGGCGCCGCCCGAGTTGGCCGGCACGCAGTCCAGCTCCTCCTCGGCGCCGTCGCCATAGAAGGCGTAGACGTCGGCCATCCAGGCCGCCTCTTCGGCCGCCGTCCATTCCTTGCCCAGGCGCAGGCAGACGCGGCGGTACAGGCCATCGGCCACTGCTTCCTGGAAGGTCACCCGATGCACGGTGCCCTTGCGCTTGCCGGCCCGGATGTCTTCAACCAGCTCGTTGAACGGGTTCTCCACGCCGTTGTGGGTGGAGATGACGCGCACCCGGCCGCCCCAGATGAGCATGGCCAGCGCCGCCTTGAGCAACTCGTCGAGCTGGTCGTGGAAGGCCGCCTCGTCGATCACGATCGTGCCCTGGCGGCCGCGCAGGTTGGAGGGCCGGCTGGTGAGCGCCACGATGCGAAAGCCTGAGGCCGGGAAGCGGATCGTGAAAGTCTTGATGTTCTTGTCGGCGTCGTCGTCTTCCCAGAAACCCTCCTCGATCTCCGAGGCGGCATGGTTGAAGGCCCGAGCCCACATCGCACACGCCTGGATGTACTCGATGGTCATGTCCTGGTTGTAGGCGATGTAGTAGACGTTCTGGCCACCGGCCGAGCGGTTGGAGGCGGCGGTCAGCACGTCGTCGGCGGCCTCGCCCCAGGTCAGGCCCGTCCGGCGGCTCTTCTCGATCACCTTGAGCGGCGACTTGTCGGCGACCCAGCGCTGCTGATAGCCCATCAGCACGGCCGGTGCTTCGGCCGTGGCGGTGTTGGGCAGACGGGCGGGAATGGTGGTCATGCGGCGATCCCGAGGATTTCACGGCGCAGCTGGTCGACGGATTCCGCCGACAGGCCGCCCTTCTTGGCGATCTTCTCCACGGCGGCCGCCGCAGCTTCGGCGCGGGCGCGGACTTCGGCCTGCCACTTCTTCTGCGTGACGGTCGCGCGGCCCAGCTCGGCCACGGCGCGGGCGACCTTGGGCAGGTCGAACTCGCCTTCCTCGGCCATCAGCAGCTTGAACAGGTGCTCCTGCACCAGGCGCATCAGGGCCTCGTTGACGGCGCCTTCCTCGTCCGGCGCGGCCGCGACCACGGCGCGGGCCTGCTCGCTGGCCATCTTGAGCGCCGACAAGCGGGTCTCGAACGCCTGGCCGTAGCGGTGCAGCGCGCTCTTGCTGATGGCGTAACCGCGCGCCTTCAACTCCTCGGCCAGCAGCTCGTAGTCGCTGAAGTTGTTCTCGGCGAGCGCCCGGTCCAGCCATTCCTTGATCTCGGCCGGCATGCCGGCCACCTTGCTGCGCGGCGGCATGGTCAGGCCCAATACTTGACCGGCCGGGCAATGCCAGGCTGGCAATCGACGGTGTATTCGGCGATGTCGACGCCGTAGCGGGTGACATCCGCGAACCAGCGGCCGCTGGGCTCCTTCTTCAGCTCGACCAGGGAGCGGTCGGCCAGGTAGTCCAGCTCGCGCCGCAGCTCCAGCGCGGTGGCGTCCGGGTAGATCGCCTGGATCGTGGAAAGCACCAGCTCCTCATAGGCACCGATCGGGCGGGCGTTGTTGAGCGTGAGCAGGATGTTCCAGCGCATGGATTCGCGCCGGACCTTGGATTGGTCAACCATTGTTGGCTCCCTTCATTTGAACGACTTCGAGCTTGTTGTAGAGGGCGTCCAGCTTGGCCTCGATCACGCTTTGGCCCCGGACGTAGTCTTCGCGGCGGACGTACTGCAGCGGCAGATCGGCCTGGAAGCGCAGGAACTCCCGCTCCAGGGCCGCCCAGCCTTCGGCCTCCCGGCGGTTCTGATCGATCACCGTGCCGAACTTCTCGTCCCAGTGCCGGCTGGCCTGTTCGCGGGCGTTTTCCATCGCCTCGAATCGGTCGTTCAGCCGGCGGTCGATCTGCGACAGCAGCAGCTTCCCAGCGGCGAAGAGGAAGCCGAGGAACGAGATCAGCAGCGTGATCAGCTGCCAGAACTCAACTTGTACGGCCATGCGTGGGTTCTCCCTTGATGTTCTTGAACGGTTTGGCATTCCACGCAGAGCGTGACGCCGGGCACGGCTTGCTGGCGCGCTTCCGGGATCGGCTCGCCGCAGTCCTTGCAATGCGAACACGAAGGCCCCGCCGAGCGGGCGGCGCGCTGCGCGGCGAGGGCGAATTCCCGGTCGGCCATCTCGCGGTCGCTGGCTTGGTCAGCGATGTCCATCGGTGGCCTCCTCATGCCAGTCGATCAGCGCGTCGAGCCGGCCTCGGCAGGCGTCGTACTGGCGCTGGGCGTCGTCGATCCAGCCAGCGACGTCGGTATCGCTGGCAGCGGGGGCATTCGCTGCAGTAGCCCCGCTGGTGGTTGCGGGCACGGTTGCAGCGCCGGGGCCGCCGGTGGGTTCGTTGAGCAGCCGCACAGTGCCAGCGTTAAGGCAAGGGCGGCCAGTGGTAAGGCGTTTGATTTCACGTGCATGCTCCTGGGCTTGGGTTTGGCGGTTGGTCTCTTCGGCGGCCAGGCGCGCCTGCAGGGCGTCGCCGCGTGCTTGGGCTTGCTGGAGGCGATCCAGCGCGGCTTGTGCAGCCTGGCGCTCTTGGGTGGCCTGGTCGGCCTTGAGCGTGGCGACCTGTGCCGTGCAGCGGTCTTGCTCCTGCTCGCGGCCGGTCTGCCAGCCAGCGATCGCCGCGAGCAGCGTCCAGACCAGGAAAGCGAGGGCAAGCCACGGGCGCGCGATGGATGTATCAAGCATGGCGAGCCCTCCGTTGGTTGCGGCGCTTGTTCGCCAGGCGCTTGGCGGAACGGACGCCGGAGACGCGGCCCTGCCGGATCAGCGGCGCCGGGACGTAGCCGAGCGGGAAGGACAGACGTGGAAACATCGGCGGCGCGAAGTCGAGCAGCGAGAGCAGATAGCGGATCATGCGCAGCTCCCCTTTCCCCAGCCAGCCGCGATGTAGCGCGGCTCATAGGTCAGCAGGATCAGGCGGGGATAGCCACGGTTTTCCTTGAAGGCGGCCGCGTGGCGCCCCGCGTTGAAGCGTTCGACCTGGCCAAACCATCGACTGCTGTCTGCGCCGTTCGCGGTTGCCAGCTTCTGATCGCGCCACACCCAGCCCAGCCCGCCGTTGTAGGCGGACAGGGTCATGGCCATGCGATCGCATTCCGAGGAGGCTTTGACGCGATCCCACAGGTGGCGGTCATAGGTCACCAGGGCGCGTAGGCCCCAGCTCGGGTTGAAGGGCTGGCGCTCGGCCAGGGCCGGGTATGCCTGGGCGATCCAGTCGGCCGTGGTGGGCATGAACTGCGCGATGCCCTGGGCGCCGACCGGGCTGACGGCGTCCGGGCGCCAGCGGCTCTCCTGATGCACCTGGCTGGCGAATGTGGCCACCGGGGCGTCGAGGCCCCACACGGCGCGGGCGTTGCGGATCAGGTCGGCGCGGTGCTTGAGCGCGCCTTGTGGCAGCTCGGCCGCGTCCGCTTTGGATAGCAGCAGAACACCCATGACCAGGAGCACCAGGTAGCCGATCCAGAACACGCCGGCCGGCGTGAGCTTGATGGGGCGGCCCATGATCAGAGTCCCAGCGCCACGCCGATGACGACCGCGCCGACGATGATGGCCCGGCGCAACATGGCGGTGCAGAACGGTCGCACGTACCCAGGGACGACTCGGAAATCGGCATCGCCTTCCGGCTCGTCAGTGCCGTGGCGCCAGTCGCGCTCCAGGTAGCTATCCGGCCTGGCGTAGGGGAACAGCGAACGGTCGAGCCAATAGGCGACGAACGCGGCCAGGCTGATCAGCGACAGCTTGTAAAGGGCGACGGGGAGCTGCTGGGGCGAAATCAGCGCAATGGCGATGATCAGCAGCAGGGCGGTCAAGAGCCACCCGGCCATGCGCGGGATGCGTTTCAGGGACATGCTTCCTCCTACGGGTTGAAAGTCGGGACAGCGCCGACCGAACCCGCGAGAAAGCACACACCCCGCCCCGACCAGCGTCACGAAGGCGTGACGGCAGCCGAGGCATGCAGGGCCATCCAGCCTAAGAAGGTGGCGGACCCAGCGAGGAAGGTACTGACGGATCGAGAAGCGCATGCCGCCATCTTCGGGCGGCATGCGAATGGGGTCTTTTAATCTGGTTTAGAGAGCGCAGGCCGGGCGGCCCGCAATTGGCTTGTTTAACGGACAACAAAAGACGCGCAAGGCAATCCGGACCACCATGACGGCACATCAACCTCCCGGAGCCATGTCATGAGCCAGATTCCGCCTAATGCATTAACCGCTTACGCAGCGCGGCTTGAGGATCGGTTGCGTCAGCTGCGATCCACAAAAGCCGGCGAAGTCGTTTATCAGGTCGATCACCTGAAGCCACAAGCCACCCCGCCTGCCAATCCGCGCCCGCGAGGCATGCTCAGTGCGTTGCGTCGCTGGGCGATCCGTCGCTTGATCCTGCGAGAGTTTCCGTCAGTTCGGGATGCGTTTGCAGGTACCGTAGCAATTGGCTTAATGCCGCTTTACTCAGGCGAAGCCGAAGCCTCGGCGAAGGAATCGACTGCGCCAGCTCGACCGGCAGCATTGGCGACATGCCCAGCGTTAATTCCCCTGTGGCAGCGTCGTATCCAAATTCCAGCGGCGCATCCAGATACAGCGGCAGAGGCTCTCCGCGCATAGTCTTCTCGCTACTCATCTTTCCTCCCTTCGCCCCGCCTGCCGGGGCTTTTCTTTGTCTGAAAATCGGCGCCGGTGGGACGCCGCTAAAACACATCCTCGTTGGCTGCCTCATGCGGACTTCTTGCCGCCGCTGCCGGAAGACGGTTTCGCCAGCGCATCGCTTGTCGCCTTGATGGCCTTCTTTCCCTCCGGGCTGGCGTGCCGGTAGTTGTCCAGTAGCGCCGCCTCCTCAGGCTTGAGGGCTGGTGTCGGCGCAACCGCGCCGGAGCGCTGGCCGGTCAATACATAAGCCACGTCATATCCAGCCCCCTGCACCACAGCGAGAAATGCCGCATCCGGCATTCGCTGTCCCTTCTCGTACAGGGCTTGAGACTGTCTTGTAGCCCCTTTCACGCCGGCTTTTTCAGCAAGCTCAGCAACAGCGGTCTGGCTGTACCCAAGCCGTTCACGTTCCTCGCGCAAGCGCGCACCAATGGAATCAAAAATATTCATACAGGCTCTTGACGATGGAACCGTTTGTTTCCATAATTCACTTCACATTCACTACCAATTCACAGGGAGGCACAAACCGCCATGACCCCCGCCCACGACATCAACTACCGGATCCTGGCGCCCCGCCAAGACGCGGCGAGCCCCGCCATGAGCACCCATGACTTCTTCAAGACCCGGTTGGGCGCAATGTGCAGTACCGGGGCCAGCGACGCGCAGATCGAGCGAGAAACCGTGCTGGCGGCCTGCGTGAGCGTCATGGAGGACATGGCGTTCGACACCGAAGACCTGCGCATCGTGCTGACCCTCCTCACGGCGTTGGCAGGCACGCGTCCCGCAGCGCTTTTAGCGCGGCTTCGTTCCTCTGCCGCAGCAGGGCCTGCTCAGGAAGATGCGCCACCTGCTGCGCCAACGTCTTCATCAGCGAGTCCAGCGTGAGCGCCTCTCTTCGCGCCAGCAGCGCCAGCGTCGCCTCGCCGATGGCGTTGGCAACCTGTGTCTCGGCCAGGTCCTTGCCGAGGGCCTTCTGTTTCTCGATCACCCTTTGCAGTTTTTCTTCCATTTCCAACCCCTCTGTCTCAGGAGGCCAACCATGACCGTCCAGCGTTTCAAAGCCTGGCTGCGCAGCCAGGGCAAAACCATCCGTCAATGGGCAGAAGAGAACGGCTTCCCGCCCAGCGCCGTCTATCGCGTCCTCAACGGCGTCGACAAGGCCAACTTCGGCCGCGCCCACGACATCGCCGTCAAGGCTGGCATCAAGCAGCCCGAGAAGCTCGCTGCGTGAGGCCAACCATGTCAAACATCACCACGGAGAACCGCCATGCAACTGCAAACCACTGCCCCAGAAGCCCTGCACCCGACCCTGATCGTGGTCGAGGGCCACATCAAGACCACCAGCCGCGCCATCGCCGAGCACTTCGGCAAGGCGCACAAGAATGTGCTCCGCGACATTGATCGCCTGGAATGTTCGCCCGAGTTTCATCGGCTCAATTTTGAGCCCATGTCCTGCCAAGTCGAAATCGGCAACGGCGCCTGGCGCACCGACCGCCAGTTCGAACTCACCCGCGACGGTTTCGTCTTCCTGGTGATGGGCTTCACCGGGCCGAAGGCAGCGCGCTGGAAAGAAGCCTACATCGCCGCCTTCAACGCGATGGAGTCGCAGCTTGCCGCCCGCACCCCGGCGCCCGAGGCGTTGCTGGCAACGATGGCCGGGCTGATGGAGCAGATGATCGCCCTGCAGCACAAGACGCTGGAGGTGTTGGAGCGCCTGGCCCCCAAGCCGCGCACCCGCCGCACGGCGATGGCCGACGACGTGCTGCCTGTGAAGAAGATGCACTTCGACGGCATGAGCTACCGCGAGATTCATGGCCTCACCGGGCTTTCCGAAACGGCCATCTTCTGCATCGTTAATGACCGCTTCGAGCAGCGCCCGGACGGACGGCTGCGCCTTTTGCCCAACCTGCAAATCCCCGCCTGAGGTCCGCCATGAACTTCGACCACGCCGAGAGCGCCGTACTCGCCACCGTTCATACCGCGATGCCCCAGGGCTACGCGCTGCCGGCCCTGAACCACAAGGGGCTTCCCGACTTCGAGGTGACGCCGAAGGAAGCCCGCGAAGCCTGCAACCGCCTGCGCCTGCGCGGCTTCGTGGCCAAGGTCGGCCCCTACGCACAGCTCACCGCCCTGGGCATGGAGCTGTTCGCCGACCTGGAGGAGACGATCTCGGGAGGCCGTCATGACTGACCGTCTCTTTGATCACTATGGGTTTCCGCTGGATGCCCCCGTGATTGGCGCCAATTACGTGCGTCATCAATCGAATCGGCCATCTGTTGCAACGCTTGCACCGTCGACGCCAGAACGGCCTGCTGGTGTTCAGTTGCCGCCGCCTTCGGATGCGGAACGCCACGCCGCAGCCGCTTTGCAAACGCCTCGCCATCCATGAGCCCCGCATCTTCCAGCTCAGCGACCAGGTTCATGGCGAGCCGTCCCACGGCCTCAATGCGCCCGGCGAGTTCACTGAAATCGGATTCACCCATGTCGCCCTCCCAAGTACGAATTATCCGCTGCCAAGCATATGCGCTGCAAATGACTTTCAGCCATTGCAAAACGGGTATTTGTTTGGAAGGCGGCACACGGAGGGCTTTCCAATGACCCGCCGCAATTACAAGCGTGTGCCGACCAGCCTGAAGAGCGCTTTTGAGCAGGACAAGGAACAGGGCATCCGCACGCGCGGCCTGTCGGTGGAACGGCACGCCGAACTGCAGGCCGTCTCGGCCTCGCGCCTGTACAAGTGGATGGAAGACGCCGACCTGCCGGCCAACCGGCTGGCGGCCTGGTTCCACAACACGAACGGCCGCGCGGTGATCCGCTACCTGTGCGCGCAGGCCGGCGGGCTGTTCGTGCCGGTGCCTACCGGCCGGCGGCCGAACCCCATCGAGATGGCTGAGTTGCAGAAAGTGCTGGCCGAAACCACCGGTGCCTTGTTGCGCTTCTACAGCGGCCAGGCCGATGCGAACGAAACACTCGGCGATGTGCAACAGGCGCTCGAAGCCCTGGCCTGGCATCGCGGCAACGTCGAGAAACACGCCCAGCCCGAACTTGATTTTCAGGAGGAATGACATGTCGACCGTAACAGACACCCTCAGCTACGCGCTGGCAAAGCAGGTGCCGGCCATGGAACGCGGCTTCACCATTTCGACCAGCTACGGCGACATCGAGGTCGCTGCCGATGACGCCGAAGCCTTTCAGCGTCTGGCGATGCTGATGCTCACCCAGAAGCTGGCGAACGCGATTGCCGCCGAGAAGGAGATGGGCGATGGCTGCTGAAGACGACCGTGGGTCGGCAATCAAGGTTCTCGAAGTGCTGGACGCGCTGTCGGGCTATGCCGTGACCGGGGTATCGAACACCGCGCTCTCCAAGCAGCTGAACCTGACCGCCAGCGCCATCACCCGCGCCATGGGCGTGCTGATCGAAAAGGGCTGGGCGCGCAAGGATGAGACCACCGGCCACTTTCACCCCACGCCCCGGATGGGCCGGGTATTCGGCCGGGTACTGGCCGACTTGGACCGCGCTGAACAGGCCCTGGCCACCATCCGGCACAACTTCACCCGCACTCACTAAAACAGGAGAACACCACGATGGCTCGACCCGCAAAAGCCCTTCCTACCCCGGCTGACGATGGCTTCAACCCGGAACGCCTGGAGGAAGCCGGAGAGGCTGCCAAGCAGCTGGCCGTGATCCAGTCTCAGCAGGAAGCGACAGTCCGCGCTGTCGCCGCCCAGCTTGGCTACCAGTTGCCCGCCGACTGCACTGACCCCGACCTGATCCAGCGCGACATCAGCGCCAATATGCGGCGCAGCGTCGAAGCGTGCCTGGAAGTCGGGCGCGGCCTGCGGGTGCTGAAGGAGGCATGTGAGCACGGGAGCTTTATGGCTCGACTGGATGTGCTCGGCATTGAAGCCAGCGTGGCCCGCCGTTTCATGGAAACAGCAACCAAATTCGCAAAACGTGCGACGTCGCACGTTTTGGGCGCGGCTGGTAGTCAATCCAAATTATTCGAGATGCTGATCCTCGACGATGAGCAGATCGAGGAACTGGAGCTGAGCGGCCAGACCGGCGAGCTGAAGCTCGACGACATCGCCACCATGTCAGTCAAGGAGCTGCGCGCCGCTGTGCGGGAGACCAGGGCAGACCTTGAACAGGCACGCAAACGCTCGGCCAAGCTGGCGGAAGAGAACGCCGACCTGGCGGTGCGCAGCAGCAAGAAGATCGTCGCCGATACCGATTGGCCCGACGCCTTGATTCCGCTATGCGACCAGTTAGCCGCCTGCAAGCGCGAGATCGACCACGCCTTCTCCAAACTGGAAACCGCCCGCATCGCCGTTCTTCAAGTCGAGATGCCCGAAGACCAGCGCCCCAAGTTCGAGGCGGCCTTGAAGCATGTGGCCGAGGTCTATGCCAGTGCCCTGGCCAGCGCCGAGCGGAACTATCTCAAGGACCAGGTGGTGTTTGCACAGACCCTGGGCGCCTATCTCGAAATGGATGAGGTGTGACATGCCGACCCTGATGCATCCACGCTGGGTGTTGCTCAAGGAAGTTGCCTTGAACGGCATCGACCAAGCCAGCGCCTTAGCCGATCAATTCGATGCCGCCGACGAGAATCGCGGTGTGCGTATCAACGTTCACCTGGGCCGCGCCGAGAGCGCCGTCGAGTGGATGAGCGAACTGCTGTGCCACTACAAGAAGGTGCTGGACACGGTGGCGGTCGCTTTGAGTCAGGCCGATCAAGCCACCCAGGATGACCCCAACGTGACCGCCGCGCTGGAGGCCCTCTACTCGGTGCAATCGGACTACATGGACGGTTTGGCGTTGGGCGATAGCGACCTGCCAGGAGTGTGAGCCATGACGATCACGGCCAAAGTTCTCCCCCCCGATCTGCTGCAAGACATTCTGGCCTTGCAGCAGAGGCTCAGCAATGCCGGCAATGGCACGAAGGGCAAGCTTGTCGAGGAATTCGCGCAGGCCAGGGAGACCTCGCGCCACACCGTCTACAAGTGGCTGAGCCTGTACGCGGGGTATGACAGCGGCCGCAAGAAGCGGGCCGATGCCGGCACCACCCGCCTGCCCGACGAAACGCTGAATTTCATTGCCGCCAGCATCAACGAGAGCGTGCGCAACAACGGCATTTCCACCAAGCCCATTTGTGTCGCCATGAATATCGCCCATGAGAACGGCCTCACGGTCAACGTGTCGGAGAGCCGAATTTCTTCCCTGATGCGGGCCAAGCGCCTGGATGTGTCCGCCCAATCCGTTGCCCGCAACCACCAGAAAATGCGCAGCCTCTACCCCAATCATGTACACCAGATCGACCCCTCGCTGTGCCTGATCTACTACATGGGCGGGCGGCAGTACATGATGCGGGAGCAGCAATTCAACAAGAACAAGCCGGTCTCCCTGGAGAAGGTCAAGCTCAAGGTATGGCGCTATGTTCGCTACGACCATGCCAGCGGTAGCCTCGACGTGCGCTACTTCGAGGCGGCGGGCGAGAACCAACGCAGCCTGTTCGAGTTCCTGCTCTACACCTGGGGTACGCAAGAAAACCGCCTCTCTCACGGCGTGCCGGAAATCCTGCTGTGGGACAAGGGCAGCGCCAACACTAGCGCGGGCATCAAGCGCCTGCTGGATGCCCTGGGCGTCAAGCACGAAACCCATGCCACCCACCACGCCTGGGTCAAGGGCGGCGTCGAGTCCGGTAACTGGATCGTCGAGCGGCACTTTGAGAGCCGCCTGAAGGATGAGCCGGTCACCAGCATCGAGCAGCTCAACGCCAGCGCCGCCAAGTGGGTACGCGACTACAACGCCAACCTGATCACTCATGTGGACAGCCGCATCCGCCGCGATGACGGCAACCAGCATGTGCGCGATGACCTGTGGAACCTGATCGCGCACCATCCGCAGGCTCTGCGAGAAATGCCGGGACGTGACGTATGCGGCTATTTCATGCGCGGCAAGGAAGAAACCCGCGTCATCCGCGACGGGCACATCAGCTTTGTGCATCCGCTTTCCGGCAAGAGCGAGAGCTACAACCTGCAAGCCTGGGCCAAGGATTTCGCCAATGGCGAAAAGGTCATGGTCAGCCCCATGTTGCTGGGCGACTGCGTGGTGCGGGTCGAGATCGACCGCTTTGGGCAGGAGCCGCTGCTCGTCGAAGTGGAGGCTGTGCGCGGGTTCGATGAGTACGGCAGGGCGATCGATGCCACGGTTATCGGGCAGGAGCGCCGCCAAGCACCTCACACTGCTGCCACCGAGGCGAGCAAGGTGCTTGCACAGGCCGCCTATGGTGCTGGCACGTCGTTGGAAGAGGCCGAGGAAGCTCGCAACAAGAACGCCAGACCGTTCCAGCACCTCAACAACGGGCGCGGTGTGACCGCCCATTCCCACTTGGGTCAAGGCGAGCTTCCCCAGCGCCTGCTGCCCACGGCCCAGGAACTCAACACCCCCGATGTTGCGGCAGCGCGTGGCTCCCGTGTCGAGCTGGTTCCGCTGTCCCTGGTGGAGGCCGCCAAGCAGATCAAGCCGAGAGTGGAAGCGGCCGGTGGCGAGTGGAAACCCGAGTTCTTCCAATGGCTGAAGCAGCGCTATTCGGACGGTGTCCCGCAAGAGCAACTGGACATGATCGTCGCCGAACTGTCCGGCCCCGGTGCCGCATCCAAGACCCCGCTGCGGGTCGTCAAAACCGCATGAGGAGATGAATGATGTTGAAGCTGAAAAACGTACTCCAGAAGGCCGGCAGCAAGCAGGCCGATCTGGCCAAGGCGCTGAACGTCTCGCAGGCGACCGTGGCGCAAATCGTCAATCACGGTGAATGGCCCAAGAGCCTTGACGCGGCCGACCTGCAGGAGCGCATCCGTGTGTTCCTGGCCGCTGCCGGTGTGGCGCCGGACGAATTGGCCAGCGTCTTTGAAGAGGTGGATCAGGCCGATGTGCGCGAGCGCATCAGTGCCTTCCTCGCCGAGATCGGCGCTGATCCGGCCGATCTAGCCAGTGTTCTTGAAGCAAAGGTGAGCGAGCCGCGCGCTGTCTTGGCGGATACGGCGGCCCGCTCGGTCCCCAAGTCGAAACCCGCTACCGAGTCCAACCAGGAGGAATCCATGTTACTGCGCAAACAAACCCTTTATCCAGCCGCCCGCAAACACTTCGGCCTGTTCCGCGACCCGTTCCAGGACGACATCCAGTCCCACGAGGACATGTACGTCAGCCCGGATATCCGCTACATCCGCGAGGCGATGTTCCAGACCGCCAAGCACGGCGGCCTGCTGGCCGTGGTGGCCGAGAGCGGCGCCGGCAAGACCACGCTGATGCGCGACCTGGAAGACCGCATCGTCCGCGAGAACCAGCCGATCCTGCTGATCAAGCCCTACGTGCTGGCGATGGAAGACAACGACCAGAAGGGCAAGACGCTCAAGGCGACCCACATCGCCGAGGCGCTGATGGCCGCCGTGGCACCGCTGGAGAAGCCCAAGTCCAGCCCCGAGGCGCGCTTCGCCCAGCTGCACAAGGCCCTGCGCGAAAGCCACACCGCCGGCTACCGGCACTGCCTGGTGATCGACGAGGCACACTCGCTGCCGATCCCGACCATCAAGCACCTGAAGCGCTTCTTCGAGCTGGAGCTGGGCTTCAAGAAGCTGCTGTCGATCATCCTGATCGGTCAGCCCGAGCTGAAGGCCAAGCTGTCCGAGCGCAACCAGGACGTGCGCGAGGTGGTGCAGCGCTGCGAGATGGTGGAGCTGGCGCCGCTCGACGGCGGCCGCCTCGACGAGTACCTGAAGTTCAAGTTCGACCGCCTGGGCAAGCCGATCGGGGAGGTGATCGACGTCGGCGGCATCGACGCCTTGCGCGCCAAGCTGACGATCACCAGCAACCGGCGCGATCGCCCGGAGACGGTGTCGCTGCTGTACCCGCTGGCCGTTGGCAACCTGCTGACCGCGTGCATGAACCTGGCTGCCGAAATCGGCGTGCCGACCGTGACCGCTGACGTAGTGAAGGGGGTGTGACATGGGCGCGCTGCTGAAGATCGTCCAGCCGCCCGCCGTGGTCGCCCAGGAGAGCGCCTGCCGCGTGCTTAACGCCGGCCTGGTGGATCGCCTGGGCGCCATGAACGCGGCCGTCCGCACCTTGCGCGACATGGGCTACCGCGTGGTCGCCCAGACGCTGTTCCCGGTGCGCGGTGGCAAGCCCGAGGTGCTGATCGACCGCGACCGCCAGGCTTCCATCGGCCCGCTCCTGGACCGCTCGCGCGGCCGCCAGTGGCGTACCGAGGCCGGCAAGAAGCGCGGCTTCACCGAGTTCCAGGGTGTGACCGTGACGTGGGAGGAAGCATGAGCGGCCCGACCATCACCATGTGCCCGACGATGGCCAACCCGGAAGCGTTCAGCACTGTCCCGGAGCTGCGCGAGGAGCTGCACCGCGCGAACGCCTCAATCCTCAAGATGGCCGATCAGTTGCACGCGCTGTCCTGCGTTACCCAGGACATCAGCGAGCGCCTGTCGCGCATGGTGCTCGGCCACATGGCCGGCGACCAGGACGCGGTGAAGCGTGAGCTGGACGAGATCGTGGCCAAGCACGTCAAGGTGGTGCAGCAGCCGCAGGGAGGGCTGCACTGATGCGCACCCGCTGCCCGAGCTGCGGCGCGACCTTGTCGCTCGACGCCCTGATTGCCCACGACGCGGCCCGCGAAGCCCTGGCGGCCGCCTTCAAGCTATCCGGCCAGCTCGGCTCCGCACTGGTGCGCTACCTGGCGCTGTTCCGCCCGGAATCGCGCGAGCTGACGATGGACCGCGTGGCGCGCCTGGTCGGCGACCTGCTGCCCGACCTGCACGCGCAGCGGATCAGCCGCAACGGCCAGGTCCATGACGCACCGCTGGAGGCATGGGTGTGGGCGATCGAACAGGCGCTCGCCGCCCGCGACGCGGGCCGGCTGACCCTGCCGCTCAAGAGCCACGGCTGGCTCTACGAGGTGATCAGCAACTGGCGCCCGCAGGCCGGCCAGGTGGTGGCCACCGGCGAGCCGCGCCAGGCGCTGGCCAAGACGCCGTCCAAGACCCTGTCGGCGATCGCCGCCCTGGAGGATCGCGCACGTGGTTGAGAAGTGGCTCGAACGGGAGATTGCGCGCGGCCTGCAGGGGCTGATTGCCCTGCGGCTGTCCGGCGCTCCCGCCGACGACAGCGTGACGCTCACGCTGGACGTCTGGCTTGCCGCGATCGAGAGCCTGTCCGTGAACTGGAACGAGCAGTTGGACGCCGAGCGTGTCCGCCGGGCGTTCCGCACGCTGTACCGCATTTGCGACCGCTGGCCGCCGCCGAAGGTGTTCCTGGACAACCTGGGCAACCGCGATCCGCCGAAGGCCCTGCCGCCTCCTCCGATCAGTGAGGAGCAGCGGAAGAAGAACGTGGCCTTGCTTCGGGAATTGATGAAGAAGCTGGGCCGGGAAAAGAGCATGTATTCAAAGAAGGAGCCTTAGATGGACAACGCAATTCCAGCCGGTTACTGGCGAGACGGGGAAGGCCGGCTGATCCCCGAGAACATGGTCAAGCCGATCGACAGGGCGCGCGACGACCTGGTGCGCGAACTGGTCGGGAAGGCCAAGGCCGCCTCGGCCGTCCTGGCCGACTTCAAGGCCAAGGCTTTCGGCGACATCGGCGCCTTCGTCGAAATGTCGGGCGAGCAGTACGGCGTGAAGCTCGGCGGTGTGAAGGGCAACGTCACGCTGCTGTCGTTCGACGGTCGCTTCAAGATCGTCCGGCAGATTCAGGAGCACCTGGTGTTCGACGAGCGCCTGCAGGCGGCCAAGCAGCTGATCGACGAATGCATCCAGACCTGGACCGAAGGCAGCAGCGACGAGATCAAGGCGCTGATCAACGACGCCTTCCAAGTGAACAAGGAAGGGAAGATCAACACCGCCCGCGTGCTCGGCCTGAAGCGCCTCAACATCAACGACGAGAAGTGGCTGCGCGCCATGCAGGCGATCGCCGATAGCGTCCAGGTGGCCGGCAGCAAGCCGTACATCCGCATCTACGAGCGGGTCGGCGACACCGACCAATACCAGCCGATCAGCCTCGACGTGGCTGCGGTTTAACCGAGTTTTTTACCAGCAAGGAGCAATCCATGAACAAGCAAGACCTGATCAAGCACCTGGCCGCCCACGCGGACGTCACCAACAAGCAGGCCGAGGCCGTGCTCAATGCCCTCACCACCACGGTGCTCGATACCGTGCGGTCCGGCAACGAGCTGGCGATCACCGACCTGGGCAAGTTCGGCAGCGCCCAGCGCGCCGCCAAGACCGGCCGCAACCCGAAGACCGGCGAGGCCATCCAGATCGCCGCCAAGCGTGCGCCGAAGTTCTCGCCGGCCAAGGCCCTCAAGGACGCGGCCGCAGCCTAAACCCTCGCCTCAAGCCGCTCGCCTTCGCGGGCGGCTTCGGGAGATGGTTTTTCAGGAGAGAACGATGCCAGCCCCTAACCGCCAGCGCCTGATCCGCTTGATCCACGTGGCCAAGCGCGACCTGTCGATGGACGACGACACCTATCGCGCCATCCTGCAGCGGATTGGAAAGAAGGCGTCGTCGGCCGATCTGACCATTCCAGAACTGGAGAAGGTCTTGGAACACCTGAAGCGCAGTGGCTTCAAGGTACGTTCCAAGGCCAAGCCGGCCCAGGCAAAGCCCTCTCGGCCGCTCGCCCAGGATGGGGAGAGCAAGAAAATCCGCGCCCTTTGGCTGTTCCTGCACGAGCTGGGCGCCGTCAAGAATCCCTCAGAGGAAGCGTTGGCCACCTACGTCAAGCGCATCGCCGGGGTGGATGCCCTGCAGTGGATCAGCGGCGAGCAGGCCGAGCGCCTGATCGAGACCATGAAGAAGTGGGCCATGCGCTTCCTGCCGCAGGCTGTGCAGGCTCTGGTGCCGCAGGTCGGCGCCCTGCAGCTGTCCGACCTCGAACGCGGCCAGCTCAATGCCGTACTGAACAGGGCGTTCACGCGCCAGACCTTTGACCCAATGCACTCTGCCTGGGAGAGCTTGAACGACGTTTTGAAGAGAGGGAGATAGACATGGCCGAAGCTGCATTCCAAGACGATCGCCAGAAGGGCGATTTCAAGAGCAAGGGGCCGGAGCTGCTGGTCGATCTGGCCGAGCAGTGCGCCCTGGCGCTGAAAGAGAGTGCCGGCCTCGACAAGGACAAGGCCGACCAGGTGGGGCGTGAGATTGCCGACCGCATGGCCGCGCACTGGGGCGGCCAGAACATCTATTTCCCGATGGGTCTGTCCTACAAGCTCTCGCAGCGCGATCGCCAGATTTACGACGACTTCACCGGCGCCAACCACAGCGAGCTGGCCCGGAAGTATGGCGTTTCCCTCCAGTGGATTTACAAGATCGTGAAGACGGTGCGCCAGGAGGAGATGGCGCGGCGGCAGGGCGCCTTATTCACCGAATAA